CCTGGATCGCCGATCCGCTCGGAGCCACATACTTGACTCCCAGATAATCGCAGATACCGTGTGCAACCTCTTCGGCCTGCTCTTTGCAGAACCTATCAGTCTTCATAAGGTCGGCTTCCTTAAGGTTGGTCATGAATCCGATCTCAACAAGGATGCTCGCCTTTGTGGCCATGGTCGCGCAATTACACATGGCAAGACTCTGAGTCTTTACGCCTCTGTTCTTTTGAGGCGTGCCCTGTATAAGGTAATTCTGTACCAGTTTGGCCAATTTTAAAGAATCACCCGGAGATTTATTGCTTATAAGCGTTTCGACTCCGTTTGCATCGTTCCAGCCGCTTCCGTAAGCATTCGCATGGAAGCTTACGGATAAAGTACAGTTATTTGCCTTGATGAGCTTCTGGCGTGCTGAGAGTGCCAGATCTTCATCGTCCTTCGCGTTGCCATCGTCCCAGGCGACTCTTAAGGTACCTATACCGCATCTCTTGAGGGCAGCCTCACAGAATGCTGCAGATGCAACATTGATCCAGTGTTCTCGGTACCCGTCAGGAGTCCGTTTCCCTGCAGTATTCGAGCCGTGGCCGGCATCTATAGCCACAAGTATGGACGGTTTTATGACGGGCTCCTTCGGATCAAAGCGGGTCAGGTCGTTATCCTCGATCCTCTTCCAGCAATTCTTAACGTAATCCTTGGATGTGGCATAACCGCACGCCTTTATATTCACAAGATACTGATAAGGATCCGTAACGCCCTTTAATGAGGAATAGATGGCGGCATTGGTAAACTGAAAATATCCCAGGACTCCCATCTCGATATCCGGAAACGAATACCAGTCTGTTTCTATTGGTACATAACTGCCATCCGCTTTTTGCTCAGATCCGGAAGAATTGAAGTATCCTTTATTGCAGTTCACCCTGTTGGGCCTGTATTTTAAACCAAAATAGTTATGCCTCCACTCTCCGGTTATCGGATTATATACTTTGTTCCTGTTGTCAGGATATACTCCGGTACCGTATCCGCTTTCCAAGCATGCCTGAGCAATAATAGGAGAATATACCTTTATTCCAAATTGAGGAGCATATTTGATGACATATTTTGCGATCTCATCAATAAACTGTTCACGGGTCACGTAATCACCTCGTTTCATTTATCCTCTTTTTTATAGTAGTTATAGTTGCTGATGCAAAGAATCGTACCGAGGAATGTAGCCAGGGCTGTGATGGTCTGCGCGATCATGGTGCCAAGGTCTGCCCATCCCCATATCTTGGATATGACCACGATGAAGGTGGCCAGTGCCGGAAGCACGATAACGCATAACCACTTAAGCCAAAAGTATAAGCCATTGTTGAGTGTGCCTTTTTTCATATGATCGCCTCCTTAGAAGTTATACTTAGCCTTAAGGTCTGCCTGTACCTGTATCTTGTAGGCTTTATAATAATCAACCCAGGCTTTGGCCTGTTCAAGATCCTTCTCGGCCGCCGGAATGAGTGCAGCGAATGAAGGATTGTACTGAGCGAGCCACTTGTAGTTATTGACTATCTCCTGCTTGATCCGGACTGTTTCGTTAAGGTTGTAAATGACACCGTCCAGATAAGCAAGGTAATTGTTAGATCTCCATACCTGCGAATTATGAAATTCAGCAGCGAGAGCATCCTCGCCCGCGGTGAAGGTCTCTTCCTTTATCACCTTCTCCGGATCCGTAACCTCCTGGGCGAACGCAGGTACCGCCATCATAACCATGAGTAACATTGACATTGCAATAATTCTGATCATTCTTTTCATTTTTCTACCTCCTATTGGTAACATTGAAGAATCTGATAATAAAATAAATAAGGCCGACCCATATCAGGCCGCCCATAATAAACTTAGTCATTCGTGCGCCCTCTTAATAAGGTATGCATCAAGGTTTTCCTTTGCCTCGGTGACCTTCCCATTGCAGTTGAGCTGTTTAAGGCCGTCGAGGACAGCTGCCATACATTCTGTGAGGATATAGAGCTCGGAGCGGGTCTGTTGGATCTTTGCCTCCGTGTCAGCATGGTTGTTATCAATCTTTTCTTCCATCTCTGCGAGCTTCGTGTCGTACCGCTCGTAGATCTTATCCCGTTCCTCCTGTAAATTCACTTCCCATTCTCCCCATTTCTGTTCTTTGTCGTGGCGCTCATTTATAGCTTTTGCTATTTCCGTGACCACCTTAATAAAGCCCCATATTCCTACTATAAGGGCTGCACTCTGGATGAGTGCCTGCAGTGTAATCGTCTGATCCATTTCTCCCCTCCTATGTGTATCTTAATGCTACAGTTATGTAGTTATACGTGCTCGGACAGGTCTGTTTCAGGATCTGCGGGTATCTTATGTAGCAATCATAAGCACACGCGAAGTATTCCCTTATATCATCCCATCCTTGCGCCAACAGGACGCAGTTATATCTTTCCTGCTGCCATATCTGAATGAATTCCGGACGATAGCACCACCAATAGACTTCATGGCCCGCATTGCTTACGACATGGCCAACCTCGTGCGTAAGAGACGACTCATATCCGGTCTTTATGTACATATCTATACTCTGCACGTAAGTAGTCCCTGGAGTTACGTTCATGGTAGTATATGCCCAGGTCTCATACAGGTCCGGACTCTCCCATGGAAGGGTATTGACCACCTGTATGTTTGTCCGCTTGGCCACAAGGTCCTGCTGCACGTTTGGCGGCTGGAAGGACCAGTTATATATTAAGTTGTAGTTAATATCAGCCCTTGCGGGTACCGATATCATCAGGGTACACACAAGGGCTGTGATGAAGCACAGAAGTCTTTTCATTTAATATCATCCTCCATCATCCGGAGCTCTTCTTCGGTAAGTTCCCGGAACTGAAGCAGCTGAGTGAGCAGGTCACGTATGATCACGCTCTGCCTCTCAATCTGCTCTTCCTGCATGATACAGATCTGTTCAAGCGACATAAGGTTCACCGGTGATCTCTTCATACTCTTCCGGAGTGATCAGCTTGCCGACCACGTCATGTACCCTCTGCTTGCTCCAATATCCGTTATCGTAATTATCCTTAACCATCTGAAATTTCTTGCTATGCATAATATCCCTCCTTACAGGTTAACGTCTGTCATGGCTGCTACGTACTCAAGATCAGCCTGCAGCTGATTGAATGCGACTTCTGCTGATGAAAGCTCGCGGATCACAAACCAGTATTCCTTGCCCATCTGCGTGATCTGTACAAGCTCGCAGTGCTCAAGTGTCTCTTCGGTCTCGCCATCGCTTACAGTTACCGTCCTAAGCTTCCCGGCAAAATCAGCCTCTGTCAGCTTGGTCTGGGACACGTAATTTGTACCGTTGAGTGTCAGGTTCTTCAGTTTGGTGCCGTCAGACAATGTCATTGTCAACTTTTTTTCCATCTTGGATCCTCCTTAAATAGTTCATAATATAGTTTCTTCATATTATTGCGCTGTTTCTTTGAAAGAATCGGCGCATACTTACCCATCCACGATTTATAGGATTGTTTGATATTGTCATAAGAAGCTTCCTTGTTATCCAGGAGCTTCTTATACTTCTTAAGTTTTCTCCGTTCCCTGGTCACTGTCTCGGGTTTGACCCGTCTTATGACCTTGCCGGTATCTGTAAGCTGATACCGCATCTGCAGATAAGTGAATTTGCTCGACAGCTTGCAGATGTGGGTCTTCTTCTCGTTGATATACAGCCCAAGCCTCCCGGCCTGCTCATACGCTCCCTTGAGTGTTTCCTTAAGGTATTCCAGGTCATGATGGATGATATAAATGTCATCCATGTATCTTCCTGCCCGGCGGTGGCCTCTTACTATGGTGATGTAGTTATCGATCGGAGTCGGAAAGTACACTCCGATGCTCTGTGATATCTGATCACCGATATCCACGCTCTTGGCCATGAATCTTTGGCCGGTCTTCAGATGATCCGGAACGCTCTCGTAGTATTCGATCGAGTTGAACTTCTTGTCGATACAGGTCGAATACTCAGCCTCATCCATGTAGGATACATCAACCTTAAAGGTGTCGATTATGCTCGAAAATAACCAGCCTGTATGCTCATCCACTCTTTTGCATACCGCATCCTTTACGACATCATGCTGGATGTTGTCGTAGAACTTAGAAAAATCTACGAAACATACATATCCGTCGTTTGTCCTATGCTCAAGCCAGAAATTGTGAAGATCCCTCTCGAAGAGCTTCCGGGCAAAATCAACGCCCTTGCCGTGCTGGCTTGCGCAGTTATTAAATATGATGTACCTGTCAAATGTCGGGTTGAGTATGTTATCGCATAAGGCATGACGGACAACCCTGTCGCGCATCCGGCCACCGTGGATCAGTCTTGCCTTCCCTCTTTCATGTGTAACGAACACATTTCTCGGGCTGGTAGTATAGGTCCTGTCATCAAGATCGTCTTTAAGGCTAACGATCTCAGATAAGAAGTCCGCCTCAAATCTCTGAGGCTCGCACTTCCAGGCGCTGCTCTTCATCGAAGCTCTGAATGCATCGTAGAGAACATTCATATCCGACACTCTATTCATCTCTATGCTCCCTTGCGGGTTAAGACCCGGACAGGCTGCAATCGTAATCACATGCCATAGGCCAAACCGGCATAGAACGGCTCCGTTTTCACGCTGTTATTAAGCCATCCATGGTAAGGATAACTCTTCCTTTCGTATGATATCTGCCTATCTTGAGGACTTATTATGATACCTGTTTCGATACATCGAAATCCGGGCGCACGCCATTCGAGTTCGAGGCGTTGTTGTTGTTCGCATTGCCGTTCGCGTTCACATTCGCGAAGTTCGTCGAGTTCACGACATCACGCAGCCACCAGTTCGCACGTTCAAGAGTTACCCTTTAATTTATTCATGATCGCAATGATGCAATCAGAAATAGCAGATATATCCTTGCTCACATCAACCGTTTTCTTCTTGGATTTCAAGAAGCGGTTATCAGCCTGCCTTACTCCTTTAAATAGAGCTATTTGAGTCTTAAGCGCCTTCTCATAATGATAGTATTTATTCATATCTACAGGCAGCGTGCGGATTATGTACTGGATCTCCTGCTTCAGGATGTAACAGTGCGCTATCGCTGCCGTGATATGTTTTCTTCTTTCTATGTACTCGAAAAGCTTTGCCGGAGTATCGGATGGATATATGGAATTGCCATACGTGAACTCCGATTCGATCCGCCTTAATATATCGAGTACAGCATCGCATTCTTTGTCTACAAACCACCTGTTGAATGCATCGGATTTCCTCTTCCAGCGCTCCACGATCTTATCGATGTTTTCCTGCTTTGAGTTCTGCTGTCGGTATTTTTCTATCCTGGCATCATATTTCTCTTTGTCGAAGCCGAAATCATTGATCATAAGCTTCGTCACTTCATCCCTCAGTTGGAAATAGTTATGCCTTGCCTGGAAATCCGATTGTGATCTGCGTCCTTCGGGTACACTGCTCATGATTTACTCCTCGCAATCCCCGCCCACGAGGGGCGGTGATTTAAGATCCGAAGATACCGAAAGCCGGGCGCACGCCAAGCGAGTACGAGGCGCCGCCGTTGCCCGCATTGCCGTCCGCGCCCACAGACGCGAAGGCCGTCGAGGTCACGACATCACGCAGCCACCAGGCCGCACGCGCATTGTTGTAGAACGCCACGATCTTGGTAGGATCCAACCGGAATATGGCCAGCTGTGTCTTGTCAATCGTATGGTACTCAGCCCAAGCGTTACCCTGCATCTGGTTATGGAATCTCTCGGTGCCATAAACCATAGACTCGTTCATGATCTCAACCTTTGAGTCTACCCATGCATGCCCGGTCTCTCTATGCTCTGTAACCGCATTTGCAAGCTGCTCCCTATGATTCAAGATATGCGCCGATCCAAACGCCGTATCGATGGCCGTCTTAGCATTGGCCAGGTTCGTCGTATACATCAGCGATCCAATATATGCGCCGGTAACGATATTCGTATCGTTCATCTTGGCGTTGTATAAGCAGGTCTCCGGGATCATGACCAGATGATGCTTCGTGCACTCCGTATCCCCGCAATGGAGCCAATAGTCAAAGTCAGCTATCAGCCACTTAACCCCGTCAATCGTCCAGTAGTCGCCCACCAGCATGCCGTGGAATGTTCCGGCCGTGATCTGTGCCCACTGATCAGCCGATACGCTGGTACCGAGTGACCGGCCGCCGTAAGTATTGCGATGATCGTTCACGTCATCCGAGATCTCCGCCAGAGCCTTCTTTAGAATGTTCGCCGAGATCTTCTTTGTTCCGCCGGTACCGTCAACCAGCAGGACGCTTCCTGAGTTAAGCCCTGTAATCTCACTGTAGTCTGTTATCTTGCCCATAATATCCTCCTTAAGAATTTAATATTTCATACAGTTCCTTGGTCTGCGTATATCCCGAATCCTGTATCAGGTGACTCAGGTTTGACTTAAACCATGAGACTATATTGTTTAAAGTAGTTACGACTCCGGCAGCTCCGATCTCCGTGTCAAGGATCCTATTGTTTGATGAGTCAAGGATCTCATTATCGGAAGAGTCGAGCAGTGTCTGTGATCCGGAAAAGGCATCAAGCTTCTCCACCTCTTCATCCACTCCTGCAAAATCACTCACCAGCTCATTGACTGCCGCCACAAGGTCTGATCTTGCCTCGGTGTCAAGCTGAGTTATATCGCCAACCTTGCCATTCACTCCGGCGATAAGGCCTCTTACTTCGGTGTCGTCATAAATGGTGTCCTGCCCCGGGATCCCAAGAGCAGTGATATCGCTCTTAGCTACAGCAG